TGATGCAGTACCTCTATTCTTACTGGCAATAGCACCATAAGCTGTAAAGTGATCTACGAAATCTGCGGAGTTTTCATTAGCCGACTTCTGTAAACGTCTAAGAGCCATCTCTTCTATATTGATACCAAACGTAGCCAGTTCTCGTGCTTTCTTGTCTAACCCTCCACCGTTCTTAGTTAACTTCTTAATAATATCATCAAGGTCAAAGTTGTCGGCATCTACATTTAAATCTTTCAAGGCTTGTTGGGTGTTCATTGCTCGTTCTTTAGAGCCTATCTTTAATGCCCCTGCTAGTTTAAAACTTAGTGCAGTTTGACCGTCCATAGCCGCCACAAACTCTTTAAAGTCTTTCTGACGTTGCTTACCTAAACGAGTAGGGTCTGATTGCTGTAGTGCCAGTTTCTCTGCGGCAGTGAGTGTTTCTCCCATTGCTTCTTTGGTTAGAGTGTTTTGCTGATCTCTTAACTGCTGTGCAGTAAAACCTGTAGCACGTTTGGTTTTAGTATTAAGAGCATCTTCGTTTGCCTTAGCAATAGCATCGCCTTTCTTTTTAAACACTTGAGGTTCTTCATCAGGCTTTGCTGGATTGCTTAGTTCCCACTGCTTACCGTTCTTGACTAGCGATAGTGTGGTCTTGTCTGAGACAATGATTTGAGTAGTGCCGTCTTTAAGTTTGCTTGTAGTCACAACAGTGGCATCTAAGTCACCATCGTATCCTAGCTTTGTTTTTACGTCAGCTTTTACTTCTTGAGTTATTTCTTTTGTAGATTGTTTAGAAGTTCCTTTACCTGTCCAGTTCTGGGCAGATTTATGAAGGAGGCCCTCGCCTACTTTAAATAGGCTACCAAAGACACCACCTGCGGTTGCGCCTATTGCTACGCCTTGGGCAACATCGCCCCATGAAAATTCATCTCTGCCTATACTTTCTTCAACTGACTCTTGACCTGCAACGTGTGAACCTGCAATTACACCACCTTCAATAGCCCCTACTTTAGCGGCTGTAGGTATACTTCTCTTTAAAAACTCTTTAACACCTTGACGGGCAATAAACTTACCAGATTGTCCAACAGCAGTAGCAGTACCAAATGTTGCTAAACCCGCTATATTAGCAGGGTCAGTTACAATGGCTTCTCCTATATCACCGATACCTTGCCAGAATTTACCTTTCTCGTTATAGAATGGAACAGTGTTATCCCAAGTATCCCACATATAGCGTAATGCTTGGCGATCACCGTCATCGTAAGTGTCTCCACCAAGTCCTGCGGCTAGTTTTAAGACACTACCAGTGTTAATGTTGTAGTGGCGCATACGCTCGTAGTACTGATCTATCACTTCTTCATCAGAGACAACAGGATTTCCCTTATCATCTTGGGCTTCATAGTCTGTGACAGCGCCATCTATAGTTATGTAACCATCTTCTTTTGTCATGAAACGTCTAGCAGATGCAAGTAGCGTTGGGTCAGCAAGATTAACGGCTCGTGAGCGTTGTTCTTGTTCGTGCGCTTCGGGGTTAAAAGCATCTCCTGCTTCAAGTTCGTTTACAAGAGTCTGCATCTCAGAATCTGTAAGTTCTTTCTTAGTAGGATGCCGGTGCGTTACACCATTTATCGTGATTTCGTTATCATACATATATGAAATTTCCTAAGTTAATAATTAAACATCGTAATGTTTGATTAGGGGTTTCTTTTCGTTACATTGATTTGAACAGGTGTGCCTTTACTGGATACTATATTACCATTCGGATTACCGTTACCAAGAACCTGTGCTGGAACTACTGCTGCTGGAACTACTGCTGCTGGAACTACTGCTGCTGGAACTACTGCTGGCGCTCCTTTTGGATAAAGGAAATCATCTCTTGTCCCGTTTTGACTAAATTCTGGAGTTTCCATAAGCCTATCAATTTCGACATTAATCATATCTTCATAGACTTTCATTTCAATTTCATCATTATTAATCAAATCAGTAACGTAATACGCCTTCATTCTTGCAAATAATTGGTCTGCTCTTGCTACAAGTAATTTATCTGTAACTACGTTAGGCCCTGCTGCTTTATCAAACCCATACATTGACTGAATACGGGATTTAGTTTTTTTCATTAACTGGTCATCTTCACCCTTTAAGGAATCCTGCATGACTTTTGCGGCAAATGCTTTGCCTTGGGTAGTTTTAAATTTTGGAGACAAACTTCTCAATAACTCTTCTTTATCATCTCTAGTAGGTTCGTTATTAAACTTTTCGAGTAAACTATCATATGCAGAAATACTAGTTTCTTTAGAAACCAGCATAGAGTCGGAAGAGTTGCGGCCTTGGTTAATCGCTACGTTGGAACGATACTCACCTAAAGTATCAAACAGTTCATTACCTACTATAGCCTCTATTGCCTCTGGCGTAGCATCTTCACCGTTACTCGTCAACTCGGCTGCTGCATTCTGTATTGCTTCAACAGCGGACTCTTCTGCTGCATTCTGTAAAGACCGTGCAGTTCTTTCGTTAGATGCTAGTCGTGCATACGCTCTGTCACGTTCTGTTATTGCTAACAGTTTATTAGAAGGTATGTCATACATTTTACCAGAACCACTTTCTAAGTTTTGGTACATAGCAAAGCGGTTATCAACTTCTGCGATAGTCTCTGCCAAAGCAAAACTTTGAGTGAAGGACTTGTTAGTGATTTCAGTAATCTCAGTACCTGTCCAAATCCCCATTTCTACTAGTGCATTCTTGTTTGCGTTTAATTGAACAACATCTCCACTATTAATTAAAGAGGACTGTGCATCTACAGCACCGTCCATTTTAAATTCTTTATTCTTTGCAGAGAAAGAAGCGTAAAAGTTTTGATCAATCGTAGACATAACTCCTTGGAGTTTTGTGTTATAGGAACTGGCATAACCTAACCCTCTATCACCAGAGGGGAACAGTTTTTGCTGTAAGGCTTCTCGCTCGGATTCAAAAGTAGTTTTATCCGCTGATTCATAAAAGCGTTGTTGGTTTTCACCCCACCAAGCCTGTGCCTGACGCGCTGCTTCTTTACCTTCTTCTTGTCCTATTCTTTGATTGAACTGAACGAAAGATGCTTGACTGTCTCTTAGACCTAATTCCTTAACAACTTCTTTGTAAGTTTTATTGTCTAAGTTACTAATGGCAATTTCACCCAGCATCTTGACTTCTTTTTCAATACGCTCGTTATCTTTCTTTAGCATTAATTCGTTTACTTCAGGGACTACTTTATTTAGAAAGTTGGATAACTCAGCGTACTTGTTGGCTTCCTGTTCTGGTTTAAAGTAAGTGTCTACTATAGGAGCGTTTACTCTTATCTGTTGGCCCCTGACGTTAGGGCCTTGTACTGGTATTCTTGCCATGTTGTGTCTCCTATTTTAAGTATCAAAAGCGTGGTAGGCAGTACCTGCACTAACGCCTGTCTTGACTGCGGCAAGCAATGCGCTTGGTTTAGCCTTCTTCTGCATCAACCGTGATAGCGCCTGTGATTGGATACCTTGCGATCTTACAGCTTCAGATGCAGCGACATTGGTTTGATCTGTGCTGGATGCTGTATTAGCCATTAAACCTCTACGTATAAATTCATTGGTAATGGTGTTGAGGCTGTTACCGCTTACTCCTGCTTCAGCCCCTGCAACGAGTGCTTTATCAGTAGTGCGTAACATTTCTAATTGAGCATCTAGTTTTTCTTGTTCTAAGTTGGCTAATTCTATTTCGGTTTCTTGCCCTAACTGTCGTATCTGTAAATCTCTAGCATTGGCTGCATTAATATTATTAGCTGTAGCTTGCCTGTTGTGAGCCTTTGTAGCCTCACTTGCTGCTTTATATTCACCGATACCTTGTACTACCGCTAAAGCGGCAGCTACTGGTGCTGGTATACACATTATCTTGTCCTCATAAATTCTATAAATGTTCTCTTCTCATAACCGTAATCAGGTACGTCTTTCGTAAACTCAAATCCTAAGAACTTGAGCCACTTGAAAGCGTAAGAGTTACGAGCGTCAATGTAGTTAATGAGAACCTTGTATTGATCCTGCATCCTCTCAACCCATTCTTTTGATTGAGGGAGGAAGTGTTCTTTAATGTCTGGTATTTCATCGGAGCCAAGTAACCACGGACTACCTACTCCATCACCCATGTCAGCACATCCAAACATCCCTATGATACGGTTCTCGTGTATGATAGAGTTGCATTCTTCGCTTGTAGCGCAGAACTGGAGGGCTTGTAAGGGGGTGACACCATTGGATGCTTTTACCTCTTTAACATCACATTCTCTCAAACGAGGTGCGAGTTCAGTTATATCCTCTGGCTGTGTGGGGCGGTAGTATGGTTCCATTAAATTCTCCGGTTACGGGTATTAAAGATGCCTTCCCATTCTGCTGATTGGAAAGTACAGGGAGTGTAGGCGTAGTTTCTAAGTACGACATCAACACCAGAGGCTTCACCCAACACACTAAACCTGTAAGAGCCGCTTCCAATGGAAATCTGACTTAGTGTTGAGCCTGTGCTATCTAATGTATTAGCGTTAAAGGTAGTTAACTTAGCGTCACGCGCTTTGTGTGTGACTATGGTTTGGAATGTACCAACATCGTTAAAGGTGACTGTCATGTTCCGTAGTTGTAATCTACCATCGGTTACAGGCTGTTCAGCCAGTTTCATAACGATGGGTGAGAACTTGTACTCAAACAAGTAAGGCACTCCGTAATAGAACGTACCAGAAGAAGGCACATTCGCATTGTACTGACTTACACTTGTAAAGTATTCGCCACCATTTCCTACAATAACGGAATCTGAGTTAGCGTAGGGAGGGTTAAAAGCGCCATTAACCATATCACTAGCTGTGATTTTATGTGAACGATCCAGTAACGGTACAAACGGCTGTGTTGCGTTTGTGACTGCATTATTTGCAGAAGGTAGCGTATTAAGTTCTATCTTCTCTAACACTGCACCGCCTTGTGTATCATCGGTAATCATAAAGATGTTAGATTTATTAAAGAGGACGTTTAGTACCTTGCCAGTGAAAGTCCACTTAGACCAAGCGGCTTGTAACTTCTCACGACCTTGCCAGTAGTACGAATACACATATAAGCTATTATCTTCATCTGAGCCTTTGACTAACAACATGTCCTCATTAGAGGAGGCTGCTAGGTCTGTTACAGAACCTTTGATGTATTTAGGAACATGTGCTGTTATATCTGCCGCATCATTAGTTTCAATTTCTGAGTCTACAAAGTATTCACGTAATCCACCAAAGAAGTTACGACTGGTTGCAAAGTAAACATTCTTACCAGCACTGACAGGTTTGGCTGCTAAGTCAGCTTCAAAGGATGTACTGACGTTGATAGATATAGTTTCATTTGTTAGTACACCATCACCTTCCAACCTAAACTGGTTTAGATCAGAGAATATTAATAGTGAAGAGTCAAATGGTACTGCGTGTTTAAGTATAGAAACTTGGTTGTTAGATACGGAGGCATCTATAGGCGCACTGTCTAAAGTAGTCAGTACAGTTCTTACAAAGAAGTTGTAGAAGTCACCGTTCTCACTCATTATGACGTTTTCACCTGACAAGAAACCAAGCCTATTCTTAAAGAAGAATATGTCGTTAATCTTCTTACCTTTAAAGCTAGGCATGGGGTTAGTGTCATCATCGCCTACAAGTCTTCTGTCATACGTAATATTACTAAACGTAAAACTTCCGTTTGCATTACTGACTAACTTATGGGGCATGCTTGCGTCATTCAGGCCCATCTGAATTCCACTCTTTATACTTTCTTTCCAAACCTGCTTACTGTTGCTTGTTGGTTGTTGCAACTCGACATAGTAGTCATCTTGGCCTTTAGTGTTGTCACCAACCACTGCAATCTTAAACCCTGTAGGGCCGTCAGGTGGGAGGGTTTTAAAGTCAGCCACAGTATCCTTGAAACCAAGTAAGGCGGTATCGCCAATGCTATCAGTAGTTTCTATCTCAAAGTCTACGCCATCGGTAGCTTCAAAATGCAGGACGTTACCGTAGTTAGTAATAGTAACATTAGATGGATTACCACCACTGTTGAAAGAGGCTAAGTTAGATGTAATAGTAGAGGTTCTTATTGAATTTTCTGCGGTACGTATAGCAGAAGTAGTATCGTGAGATGAATTACCTGTGGTATATGAACTTGTGTGAACACTACCGCCTTTTGTAATCTTAATTGTATAAGTAGAGGCGTATTCACCTTTCTTAATATACGCCAGAGCCTCTGGGTTTCTCGCAGGTGTAAATCCTGCTAGTGGTAAAACGGTTTGTGTCTTGTTCACGATAAACGTGAAATCATTTATAGTTGTAGCGGCTAACTGTGTAGCTGGATCAGTTAATCCTGTTAAGTAAACAGAACTACCGGATACAGAACGCTCAACTCCGTCCTTATCGAACACACGTATAGCTGATGTAGAGATCACAAGAATATAGAACTCGTCACTATCTCTTTGCATTGTGTGGATGAAGCAGTTGTTAAATTCGTTGTGATTACCAAGACGTTTTATGAAGTGTGTGTTAGGACGTTTTGATAGACCATTAACTACACTAGACAATCCATTGGTTTGCTCTGAAGCCTGAGAGGGGAGACGTAAGGCTGGCGGTTGTTGGCTTACCCCGTTTATCAGGTTTGGGATGGAACTGCTGAGTAGTTCAATAGCCATGATTACGCTCCGTTAATACCTCTGTCTATAACTCTAAAGACATCGTAGTTGTTAAATAGGTTGTGATCCTGCATCTCAGACTCTGCATCGTTCAGGGCTATGAGTGCTTGATCTTCATCAATCTTTTGGAAACCGTGTAGGGTATCTGCACCTACAATCCGGTCTTGGAATATTCTAGCAGCCCTTACTGTAATGTAAGATCGTGCCATTGGGGGTATATCGGTGAAGTCTAGTTCGTAAACCAGATCAGCCTTGACTGCTTTGTTTATAACAAACGTCAGGTTCTTCCGATCCCACATCTTTGTGCCTCGCTGTACGAGGTTGTTACCGTTGCTTTCATAAACACTATCAGCACTTAAAGCATTAGTGGGTAAGTTTATTTCACCGTTTGTATCTGCCGACAGGATTACTCCTGTGTCTTTATTAAAACTCCACCCCGCTGTCTGCACTGTTCTGCTTACTTGTCCAAGGATGGTTTCCGCTAGTTCAGCTTCAACTAAGCCTGATGTAAGCGAGTTAACAGGCGTTTCGCCTATCGCTGATAGCATAATGTTAACAGCTTCTAGTTGGGTTAAAGGGGTCATGTTATCTCCAAATGAAAAAAAGGAGGGAACCGAAGTTCCCCCCTAGAGTGGTTATGCAGACAGTAACGAAATAGCACAAGCAGGACGTAGTACATTGTGTCCCATTGCGTACTTAGAAACCATCAAAGTACCTTGACGGTCAATCTGGTATTCAGACTCAACACCAAGATCGAGCAGCTTAACAGTTGCAGCCGCATCAGAACTGAAGATTAGTCCACGGACTTTAGAGTAGTCAGCGTTGTAAGCACCAGTGTTGGTAGTACCTGAAGGCGGGTTAGCAGCAGTTTCGTTAGTGGTTGGAATGTGATTAGACATCAAAATCTTAACACCACCGATTGTTGGAGCCGCACCAGTAGAAATGCTACCTGATCCACCAACGTCTTTGTTCATGTAAGCAAGATTGTTTACATCAGAGTTAGCACCAAACAGAGCGTAGTACTGAGCAGGAGGAAGTACACATACCTTCTCGCCAGTTACGTCTTTGATGTCAAACTCTTTAAGAGCGTCATAGATAGACTGAGCAATCTTACCACCAGACACAACATCAGCAGCAGAACCTGCGCCAATAGTTACGTTAGAGGTATAGACTTCATCAGCAAATGCAGTACCGAACTGTGCAGCAGCTTTAGTGCCGTTGTCAATACTAGCAGCTTTAGCAATCACTCGTGCTACGTTCTTGTCGCAAGTGTTCGCTAGTGCGTTACCAGCTTCCTTGGAGTAGATAGAACGAACATCGTAGTGGTTCATTGCTTCATCAACATTGGAGATGAACTGTGCAGACAACAGTAGGTCGTCTACAGTTACAGTGCGCTCTCCAGCCTTGATAGCTGCGCCTTCAATGAGTTGACCAGCAGTGTGGTAGGCGGCAGTTGCAGAACCTGTTAGGGGGAACTGTGCGCTCTTACCGTTGCTGATTGTGCGGGTGCGGTGCAGACCCATGAAGATGTTTTTCTCTTCAAATGCAGTCAGTACTTCACCAGCGTATAGCTTCAGGAATAACGCTCGTGCGTCACCTGTTGCGTTTTGTTGTCCCAAACGTGAGACAGTTTGATCTAATGGAAATGCCATTGTATTTTACCTTTGGTTATATAGTTAAGTTAATTAAAGTTGTTACTCTCTAATCAGCGTTAACCACGTTCCCGTTCTCTCAAATTGTCCTCCGTAGAGGGTAAAAGGTAATTAGTTAGTAGTCGTACTTTTCGATAGTTATAAAAAAGCCCCCACGAGGGGGGCATAGGGTTAGGAGACTATAAGATGTTACTTCTCGATAAACGAGCCGCAACGTCTTGGCGGTATGCAGTATCTTTACTGTATCGAGGGTCGGACATTGCCGCAGTGAGTTCAGCCACTGATGCAAAACCACCGCCTGTTTGAGATGCGGCCTGACCTTGCATAAGGTTAGGTTGTCGCCCTTCTACAGCCTGATACTTGTTTTGGATACCTTCTATCGCCATTATCTGTATGTCTCTATCACCAGAGTCAATCGCCTTGTTAAACGTAGCGATCTCCATCTCTGATAGGTTATCTGAAGCCCAAGATGTCATATCATTATACGCATCTCTGCCTCCCACAGTGTCCATGATTGAGTTTACACTCTGCTCTGCCACTGCTTCTTGTCCCACAATCCAAGCATCAACAACACTCTTGGGGAGTCCTGCTTGCTCAAGGCTTGCGTAATCTTCTTCAGTAATACTGCCTGTCTCTGCATACGTGTCTTGTAACGTATTAAAGTCAACACCCTTACCATCTAAGTAATTAGCTACATCATTAGCTTCTTCACTTACGGGGGCGGGTTCTTCAACCCCCTCTTGGGCCTCATCCTTGTCGGGATTATTAGGTGTGTCACCAGAAGAAAGTTTCCGTTCTAATTCACGGTACGATAGTGCCATCTCTTCGGCACTGCTAAACTTCTCTGGCAACCATTCAGGTCGCTCTTGCCCTGCGTTTTCTAGGGCATCAGCTTTAGCCAACATCTTGTC